AATTGACCCAACGAGAAACGTCCTGTCCTTCCATGAAAGGATAAACTCTTGTGTTTGGTTTTAAACGATTAATTGTGTATTGTACAGGTATGCTTCTTGCAAAGAAAGATAGTGATGTAGAAACTACGTTAGCACCAACACCTTTTGTAGAAATTCCCTTTCCAATTTCATTATTATCTGGACTAACATTAGATGAACTAGCAACAGAAGCATTAGTAACATTTGAACCTGATACATCACTATTTGTATCTCCAAATGATTCAATGTTAAAGAATGATCTATTTGCACCTAACCAATTAACTTTATATGAATTATAAAGACTAGAGAATGCATCTTTTAAATTATCCTTAGCAAGGAAAATTGAATATAGATTAGTATTGTTATCAGTAACAAGTGGTGCAACACTAGTGTCATACCAAGCATCTACATTAGGACCTATAAATGAATCACCAGCATATTGTAATACTACAAATGGATTAGGATTGATTGTTTTAGTTGCAAACTCATTTCCTAAAAGTTTTAATTCTGTAAATGGTAATGTAACACGATGATTATTTGCAACATAACCAGCAGAGGTTCGTTGATCGTTTCTAGTATTAACTTCTTCTAATTTGAATGAGTCTTCTTTTGATTGAGGTCTCATTACAGATTGTTGTGTATCAACAGAACACTTGTAATCAATTGATTGTAATGAACCAATCTTATGAGTTTCAAAATTATCTACAATGAAACCACTCTTAAATCTGTTATTGCCATTACCATCAATGACTTGCATGTTGAGTGCTTGCTGCTCAAGAATACTTAACGTAGTGTAATATTCCAGTCTCTCAATACGTTTTTCCAACTTACCAATGTCACGCATTGTATAGCGTTTATGGTCAACTGGTACAATTCTTACATCCTTACTTGTTTGAGTAAATGCTGGTATGTACAAATAATACAAAGCGATAGCATCTTCAATTGGATCAGGTTTAGATGGATTTAATGATGAGTTACCTTCTTTAATATAGAATTTACCTTTCTTGTCTAAGAACAATCCATCAATTCTGCTAAGATATTGTGTTTGTGAGAATGAGAAAGTAAATTCAAGATTAGAATCAGGAGCAGGTGTGCTAGAAACAATTCCTCCACCACCTGAGAATGATCTACTATTATTTGAACCTAGTAGAGCACTGTCTTGATATCCAGATATTATAGCATCATTATCTACTTTAGGTCTGAAATCTAAGACATCTCCAAGAGATACCTTACCAATAGCAGGTGAATTATATGTTGGAATCTCATCAGCACCAACACCAGCTTCATGTAAGTATGAATCAACTGTACAGAAGTCGCCAGTTGTATGATCAAAGTAATCAAATGCAATCAATAATTGTCCAACAGGTGCTTCAAAGCCAGGCTTAAGAATAATTCTTGACACATCATATACTGTGTCTCTTTGTCCATTATCAAATGTATACCTGTTACTAACATCAGTTCCACTAACAAGATTACCAGATGCATCTACATTTGGAGGATCTTGAGTAGTTCCTTCATACACATACTTGAGTTTAAATGCATCAGCATACGTAAATGTTTCTATGCTTTGAGTATCATAATTTTTACCACGGAAAGGAATAACTTTATCGCCAGGTGATTCAATTATAATTCTTGTATTAAGTTTTGCTGTTTTAAGTCTTGGTTTTGCTTTTGTTACTTCAAGAGTAGCACTTAATTTAAGTTTAGGGAATTTTGTGTAATTAGATGCATCGCCACCAAAGAATGTTTGTGGTAAAGTAAGTACAACACTACCAGAAGTTAAACCACTAGCAGCATCAGTAGAAGCAGAAATATTAACTTGATCTGCTGTAATGTAAATAATATCTCCCTTTTCAACAGAAGTAGCACTTCCTTCATCTAAAATTGTAATTAAGAAATTACTCTCATTAAAAGCAACAAACCTTTGTGTTCCAAAAGGTAACTGTGCAGTAAATGTAATACTACCACCACTAGAACTACCAGTGCTTACAAAATCTCTTCTTACAAAATGTGTAATTTTAGAATCTTCACCATCTTTTACAATAGAAGCAACTTCTTTTGTTCCTGTTTTATAAAGTAATGTTCCTTGATTGAAATTTTGAATAGAAGGACGTATTCTAACAACACTTGTGTTACTTACGTTATCAGGTAATGCTCTATCAAAATAAATTCTTGACTTCAACACACCAGAAGGTTCTGTTGCATATTGTACAATACAACGAACAATAGTATCGGTAGTATCAGAGAATTGTACAATATCTCCTTGTTGTAGTACACGTGTACTATCACCACCAAAACCATTACATTCAATAAACTTATTACCCTTTGTACCACTAAATGTAAAGTTTGTTACAGGAATAACTTCAGAGTATTTCTCATTGTTGATCTCAATATCAGATGTAAATGTATTAGCATTACCAGAACCAAATTCTGAATAGAATGATTTTACATTTTGAGGAGTATATGTGGTTACTGAGTTTCTAACAAGAACTGGAGTAATCTTTGCAACCTTTGTAGGTTCTGCATTTCCTTCTTTTTGATTTACTATTACAAGGGGAGGTTTTGCATATTCATTATTAACGGATTCTCTACTTATGATAGATGCTGTTAATACTTTCTTGCCTGTTGATACATCTAAACTAATTTTAGAAGAATCAAAGGTAATACCATCAATTTGTAAAGTACATCCAGATGATTCATAACCTGCACCTTTAAATGTAACAATGAAATGAGATATTGTATTGTCTTTTGCAATTCTTACAGAGTTATTACTTTCATCTCTAATAATTTCACCTGATTTAAAACTACCAAATAGTGTTTTAACCATTAAAGTTTTATTCTTACTGAATGATCCAGTTGAAGAACCTTCTACAACACCATAAGCACCGCTTGTAACACCGTAAATATATTGACCTGATACAAATCCACCTGAAGTCTCAATAGAGTCATCTAAGAGGATTTTAGTAAAGAATTGAGGATCAAAATAAGATAAACCAAATATACTGTTATAAACAGCAGTTCCATCATTTTTTCTACCTTTAGAAAGAACAATATCTAAATCTGTATTAAAACCTGTTCCTCTTTCTACTAATGTAAAATTACTAGGTTTAGCAATACCAACAACAGGTGTTACTGTCTCATTGTAGTCTCGTATGAGACCAAATCTGTTTTGATCATTTTCTCCATCTAATCTAGTTCTGAAAAATTCTCTGTTGCCATCATCACTAGAATTTTCTGCATCAAATTCAGTAAAGAATTTATCTAAAAGATTCTTATCTCCTACAAGTGTTAATTCAAGATATGTTTTTGCTGCTTCAGATGGATCATCTAATTCAGGTCTAGAAACTTCAGAGTAACCAATAACATCAATTTCACTTATTGTGTTGGGGATTCCACTTACGTTTCTGCCTTGAACCCAATATAATTTTGATAATGCTGTTAATCTTTCATCAAATGTATCGGTAGCATCTACACCAGATATTGTGGAAATAGTAATCGTTATAGCAGCACCACCACCAGCACCTAGATTGCCGTCAGAGATGCTTAAAGTATCCGTTGCAGCATATCCAGTACCTGCTTGATTTAAAGTGATTGTAGGGGTTCCATCTGCTGCTACAACAACATCAAATGTTGCATTAGTTCCATTTTGTGAAGTTGTACTTACAACATTAGTATATGTGCCAGCAGTTCTACTTGAATCAGCAACACCATTATTAGTAAAAGTTCCAATACCACTAGAAGCACCATTTAATGTGCTTAGATTTATATTAGAATCTTTTTCTACATAAACAGTTTTAATTCCTTTATTTTGATCAAAAAATAATCCTCTACGAGACTTTGTTTGTTTTGAATCATTTACACTTTCTGATCCATTAAGACCAATACTTCCATCATTAAAAACAGAAGATAGAAATATGTTTGGGTATGCTGTTAAATCAGAACCATCAGCATTTAATGGTGTGCTTCCAGAAGTATTAGTAATTCTATAAGTAGGAAGTCCTGTAGTTTTTAATCTAATATCAGATCTATCAAGAGTTTGTCTTGCTTTAGAAACAGGAAGATATTTTGTTTCTTTATTGACAATTTCAAAACCTCTTACATATGCTTTACCTGAACTAACACTAGAAATTAATTTGTTTTGTGCATCATCAACAGTTAGACCATTTACTTTACCAAATTCATCTAAAGGATATACACCCAAATTTCCATTATTTTGATAATATTCTCTAACGTCAAGAGAAAAATCTTCAACAACATAATCACCAGATTCATCAAAAGTTCTTCTTGCTAAAGTTTGCTCAAGAAGATTGTAGTCTGTTTGTACTATTTGACTTTGTACAGATCCATTTTTAACTGTAAGAATTTGGATAAAATTCTTATCTGTAACTGCATTTAAATTAAATTTAACTAAATCTAGAGAAATTTTTAATCTATTTGCACCAGGTGCAGAAAAATTAGTAGATCCAATAGCATTGTCATACAAAGATGAATCTTCTTCTGCTGTTACAATACTTTCAACAATTTTAAAACCAACTTTTGCAGATGGTTTATTATAATATGGATCAACAATTAATAGTTGTTCTGAATTTCTTACAAAATATCCATTAACAAAATAAATACCTTCTTCTACTTTAACAGCAGAAGCAAATCCCATTGCAGGACTTTCTAACGTTGACGATACACCTGTGTCAGGATCAGTAATAGAAATACTAGTAGGAAGTACACTTCCATCGGTTCCAACCACCATCAGTGGTGTATTAACGCCATCTACGACCTCTATGGTCTCACCTTGTCTAAAGGTATCTTCATTAGACGCATCACCACTATTAGTATAATTTACATACAGAACATCAGAAGTAGTTTCTGTTGCAATATTAGCATCAATAACTGTTGCTGTCACACCAGATGTATTACCCTTAAGAACTAATCCTTTTAACTGGGTAATATCAAATTTTTTGAAGACAATTTTACCGTCTTCATTAATAGGTATCTCAGATACAGAAGATAATTTTATATACGGCAGTTTAGTATTAATCCCAACCTCGCCAGGAATAACTAGTTCGCCTTGTTTAAATGCATACTTACCAAAACTTTCAATCTGATTTTGTAAAACAGACTGTAATTGGGTTAACTCTCTCGCTTGGATAGAATATCCAGGACGAAAGAGCACCTTATAGAAGTTCTTATCTTGTGCAAAATCATCGTAGTATGGAGCTACGTTAAGGTTTGTCTTCTGAGGCATCTCACTGTTCTTCTAACTTGGATTGGATAAGATTAGAATTCAATTACAAGCTTGATGTCCTCTATCTGGTCAGCAGCTCTTGTAATCTGTCTTCTGTTCTCTATGTATACGATATCTCCAGAGTTAGGTTCAATCTCAGCGTTTGCTTTGCCCTCTACAAAAGAGACATCAGCAACTACTGAAGGTGTACCAGATGTTCCCTCTGTAGTAACAACATTTCTTGAAGCACTAGAAGTACCACCACTAACTGCATTAGAAGCATTAGATTCAAATGCATATACAACACCAGCATCGGTATGTACACTAGGGGATTGGAAATATTTTAAGATACCATTAGTGGAATCCCAAGAAACTACAGTACCTTTTGCAGTACCGCCAGTTACTGTCTGGGATATAACTTCATCAACAACATAATCAGCACCAGTTCCATTGACTTTTAATGCATGGGTTCCACGAAGTGTGCTATTAGCAGCATACGTTGTAGTACCATAATCAAATGGATCTTGAATAATTCCTATTCTACGGAAATCATTATCAACAGGGAAATCACCTTGACCTTCTGCATATGTTAAACGCACGTTTGTCATAACTCTTTTACCAAAGAGTTCTACATCAGCATTAGAACCATGTCCACCTTCAGGTGAAATTGCAACTTCAATATATGCGGAACCTGTAAATGCACCAGGATTGGTTGTAAGAGCAGTATCAGTGAATACTGTAGCAGTAGTTAAAATTAAATTACCATATGTGTAACCAGATCCAACTGCTTGCATAGAAGCAGATGATACTTCACCAGAAGCATTAGTTTCAAACTTAACAATAGCACCAGTACCATCTCCTTTAACTGGAGTGTATAATGTAGCAGATGCAGGAAGATTCGTTCCAGCGTCTCTAACAACAGCAACATGAATAGCACCATCAACAGCAAGTGCTTCTACAGCAGTCCTAGATGCATCAGTTGCAGCAGCAATAGGCATAAAGTCTGTTGATAAGAAAGCAAGAACATCACCAGTAGGTAGTGTAAATACATGCTTCCAAATATATCCAGCAGTACCAGATGGTTCTGTATATACACCAGTAGCACTATCAAATGTACCTTGACCAGCACTAGGTTGTGACTTTGGTTCGTAGGTTACGTTTTGTCCAGCAGTGTTTGTTTCATCCTGTCCATTATAAAGACATTTGAATACTTCATAGTTGCTATTCATAACATAAAACTTAGATCCAGGCAATGAAGTTGAACCTAAAGCAGTTTGTGTACCAATCGCTCCACCGCCACCAGGTGTTGGTGCGTAGTTTGGACGGTACATATCAAATTTTGGATTCGTCTGAGTATTCCAGTTGTAACGAGGAACAACTAGACGAGCATTATCACTAAGAATACGCTTGGCAGCAATTATCTCATCATACACATCTCCTTTCTCAGAAGCATTATCTAGAGGAATAGGTGGAACTTCTTCAGTTGCATACCTATATGTTCCTGTCTTGGCAGTTGCAGTTCCGTTTGTTATCACCGTACCAAAAGAAGGTGTTGCAGTTGCACTAGGCAAGATAGTATTCAGAAGAAGACTGTTTGGATAAACTGCTTCTACTGTACCTTTAAATGTTGCAGTGTTAACATCATTACCTGTGTAGATAACATCGTTAACTGCGAATGTTCCGCTTACATTGAAAATTTCAAGGTAACCGTTCCACTTGGTTGATCTTCCAACGAAGAAGTACATTCTAGTACGATCAGCTGAGGCATCATCTGCACCTTCACCTAATGATTCTAAGAATTGCTTCGCATTGAAGATTCTAAATTTTTCTGAAATAATAGCTGCCATAGCACTGAGTCTCGTTTAGTTTCTTAATAATAGATGAATCTAAGGTTTATTTATACGTTTTAATTTGCACTTCTTATGAAGTCACTCACGGTATGACTCTCTATAAGAGAACCATTTGCACCACGGGTGCATCCAATAAAACGATCACTTAGTTTACTGGTATAAGAAATTGTTTCTTTACCAATTAAAATATTACCAGATGCGGGGAAATTAGTTGTATTTGTATACACAACTGCACCTGATGCGACATAACCTGCACCATTTTCGTCAGGTAAGTCTGTAGTATCTAGTTGAGTTAGATAATTGTTGATTGTTGGATACGCAACATTCATTGAATATCCATCGTTTGCCCATCCCGATCCAGCAAAATCAGAAAACTCTAATAACTGGAATCCATATCTATCAAACTCTTCAATGGTATACTCAGAAACAGAATGTCCTGCTGGAGATAAAATATCTCCTGTATCCATGAACTTAGCACCTTCCCACATAAAGAAAGCAGGTCTCATGGTTGTATTATGTAGCGGAGGTGGGGATGAATTGTATGATGGATTATAGAAACGATGATCAACAAATCCCATTTGATATGTAGTTACATTATCACCAGGCGTTGTGCCACCGCCACCGCCTCCACCGCCTCCACCATCAGGAGGACCAGGTCTTCTACCTCCAGATGGTCTATCTAGATCTATAAATGTACTAAAACCACATTGTACATTATAAGCACCAAGTTCAAGAATGCTCATTCCTTGTGATGTAAGATTTGTATCAGGTAATCTGACGGAATCAACAACAGTTGGATAATATCTTGTGATTTCTTGCGGAATCGCTACAGGTGCTGGTAAAGTAAAACCTAATTCAATTTCTTTTTCAATTAATGTTAAACTACCAATCCAATCTGATTGTGCCCAACTAGGTATCATATGTGAAGGATTATCAGGATCACCAGGTAAAGTAGGTCCTATGATACCTCCTCCACCTCCTCCACCACCACCTTCAACTCCTTTAATTGGAGTAATATCACTAACAACACTTAAGTTAGTAACAAGAAGGTTATTTTCAAAACCTAATTCTATAAGACTATCAATCTTTCTGCCATTCTTCTTGATTACTTTGAACTGTCTAGAAACAACAACTCTTGGAGCAGTTGTATATCCAGAACCAGAATCAGTAATTACAATATCTACAACTATTCCACCTTGTACAATTACTTCTGCTCTTGCACCACCACCTTGTCTGTTCTCAGGAATAAAATGTAGTACAGGTGTACTATCATATCCGTTAATAGCACCAGCATCTTTATTCCATGTAACATTTGTTACATTTCCATTAGTAACTGTACATTCTACACTTAGACCAATTCCACGAGTGTCACCTGAATACTTGGAAACGAGTAGAGGACCATAAAAATCGTTTGATACATCAGAATCTACATTGTAACTCTTTGGATTTACGTAACGAGGTAATTTGTTAACAGTTCTAAATTCAGTTTCACCATCAATCTTGATTAAATCATTTGAAATTAGATTAGCACCACCTCTTTTTCTTTCAAAGAATGCTTCATCACCTTTAGGTGTACCATATAACCATCTAGCAGAATTTCTCTGCATTTGATTCTCATTAAATCCATCCTTAACTGGAACAAGTGTATCTGTTGTTCCATCTAATTCATATTCATCACTGAAGTCTGGTTTGCCAGCAAAGAATATATTTGATGCATCTAATGTCTGATTACTACCAGCAATTGTAACAATCAAAGTATTTGCAGTCTTTGTATATACTTTTACATTACCAATATACTTTTTAACACCACCAACCTTTTGATATGCAACTTGATGATCATTATGTGATAGATTGTACCAAGAAATCCAATTAATGAAATCATTAGGAGAACCAGCATCACATGTTAACTTAAGTTCATTGTAATATTGATTTCTTTCATAATCAAATAAAGTTAAAGTTGTTTCTGAGTCTCTTCCATATAAACTAATGATATTAACATTATTTTCAGGAGATATTTCTTTGTGGAATCTTATAGAAGGTCCGCTAATAGTGTATGACTTAGTTTCTCTCTGTAAAATACCATCTATGAAAACATAAACAAATGCAGTATTATTAAGAGATCTAATTTCAGTATTTTTATCAACAATTAGGAAAGGTCCTGTGCCAGCATTAGTAATACTAATAGTTAACTTGTCATAAGATCCAATACCCTGACCAAAGAATCTTTCAACTGCTAAACCTTCATATACAGTTTTAGTATTCTTTGACTGACCCCATATAGGAGGGGTTGAGAATATAATTCTGTTTGGTATATTTGTTCTATCAATTGTATATGAATCACCAACTTGTAAAACACCACTCAATGCAATCCATAAATCTTCATTCTCTTCTGTATCAACAGGTGTACCATCAGTATAGAACAAATCAAATATAGTATTCTCACCATTAAAATAGTCTGGATATCCTAATGTTACAGAACCAGGACCAGTAGTCAATATTACTCTAATAACTTCTGATAAAGTATCTAATGCAGCAAGAACATCTGCACACTTAATAGGACCATTATCTGTAAGAATATCAGAATCAGCAAATCCTCCAGATAACTCATTATTAATTGCCTGTTTAGCAAGTCCAACAGCATATTGAAATGCTTCTATTGTTGGTTCTAACTCACCATCAATATAATCTAATATACCATTATTGAAATATTTTTCTAATGATACAATAGTTTTTTCATTACCACCAAATCTTATATCATGTGCTAATGCATCTACTATAAATCCAATGTCTCTAAAGCATTTTGTACTTAATGAGTTCCAAGAAAGTGTAGGATGAACTGTTTTTATATGTGTAAGAGTTGACTCTTGAATAAATTCTTTATTTCTCTCAATCTGATTAGAAGCATCTAACCATCTACCATTTCTTTGGAAGATATTTCTAATTTTTTTCAGATATTTGTTATTTAAAGCACTAGTTTTAAATTGGAATTTATTAGCATAAAATGTAACACCTGTCAATGGTGCTTCAGCAAATGTAATATTATCATTTAATATAGTGTACGCTTTACCTGGTTCTTGTAATATACCATCTAAAGTTATGACTAATGCTTGATCATTAAATGGTGTAATAGCGTTGTTGTTAATATCTACTAAAGTAAATTGTTTTTGACCTTCACGATTACCTTTATTACCAAATGAACCGTTAAATGCTGCATTTAAATATACTTCTTCGCCAATAATTTCACTAGTATTAATTGCATCTAATGCAACAGACCCAACTCCTTTCTCAACATTCAGATTGTCCATCAAAATGATGTTTTGTGTAATCTGTTTTCTTATACTCTCTACAGTAATTTTATTTTTAGTTGGATCCCATGCTTGAATTACTGAAACTCTACTCACAGCAGTGTTATCAGTCATCTTAGCATCAACTTCTGATTCAATTACAACTTCACCAAACAATTGGAAACCTGCTGGATGAGTTGTTTCTTTTATAAGTTGTCTCCAAGTATCAGTTGAAGTTTTTGATTTTATAGTATAAGAAAAATCTTGATAGTAATAAGAATCATGCAATCTTTGATTTGCATCACTAAGTTTACCAGCATCTGAACTATAGAATCCTACGTTGTCAAAATCAGTTTGAATAGTAGGTAAGAACTCAGTAAAACTAATACTCTTTAGTTTTGCAATTTGATTTCTTGCAAGACCAATTATATTTTGATCAATTCTAAAAATACCTGTGACTTTATCAACTATGAGTATATTAGTCCCTTCTGTCCATGATGTAACTCTTGCTCTAGCAACTTCCACACTACCAGATTTTTGAATAATAGTCTCACCTACACTAAATGGTTTTTCATTAAAATCAGATAATGTAAATATATTATTTGATCTAAATGTAGATTGTAAACTAGTATCGTTGTGATATAATCCACCGTTACTAATGATTTTTATATTGGAAGGTATACCAATATCATTGCTTGACAAGTAACACTTAACTGTATTATCAATATTACCTTCTGAATTAATAATACCAGTAACTATAGGAAGTTTTTTATAATTACCTCCTACGTTAGTTACTCTAATAGAATTAATATTACCTACTGCAAATAATGACTTAGTTGTATAACTAATAGATCCTGTGCCATCATGGGTAACTGGATTAACAGTAGAATATAAAATTTTTGTTGGTGTTACATATAATGCTGTTTTTTCACCTTGTAGATCATCATCAATAACATTTAAATATGAACCCTCTGCATTAACAATATTATTTTGATCAAAATAGTAGAATTTATTATATTGACTGTTTACTTTTGATGAATATGTATTGTTATAAGTTCTAGAACCAAAACCAACTTTAATATTAACTTCAGATAGGTTAGGTATCTCTTTTTCTACTGCAACAATATTAAAATTAATACTAGGTGATATGTCAAACTTCTTACCAATCATGGAAGAGTGTGAAACATTAAATTTATACTTGTAGTAATTTTTAATGTTTACAATTTTGTTTCTTTCACCATCAATTTCAAATGCAGTAATAGGTTCACTGACACTTGCTATATTGACTAATCTATTAGCAGGTTGACTTTGATCTCTAAAAACAGAACTCAATGTCAATAAACTAGGTGTTACTCCATATCCATACTTGAATACAACCTTCTGTGTTGTTGTATCATATGATACAACATATGGTTGTGTTAAATCTGAACCACTATATTGATTAATTAAATATCCACTACTTAATGTAAAACCTGCATCCTGTAAAGTAATAGTCACACCATTAAAATGATCTGCTGGTTTAGATCCTCTAGTAACAGTAAATGTATTACTAGTAATACTTGTTATAGTTACAACTTCACTACCAATAACAAGTTTATCATTTACGCTAAAACCAATTGCACTGGTTACTATAAGATCTGTTCTTTCCTTAGAGAATCCAGCATGATCAACACTTATTTGCAATCTTGGTTCATTAGTATCAGTTTTGTTTAAATCACTATCACCAACTGTAAGAATATCAAATTTTTCATACCCTGATCCTCTATCAGTGATCACAACTTCAGTAACTGGTGTGTTGTTTCCTATCTGTTCTACCTTTATAGATGCTTTTGCACCAGATCCTTTACCACCTGACAAAGCAATGTCATTATATTGACCAACCGTATAGTTATTACCACCATTTAATATTTCAAATCTTCCAACTCCACTGTCGTTGAGAGTCGTTGCTACAACAGGTGTTTCAAGGACTGCTTCTTGATAAACAGCAGAAGTTACTTGCAATTCTGTTGTAGTAGAGGTATCGTTAGGATTTACATCAACAGTAATTCTTTCACCTTCAGCAACACCGTGGTTTGATCCTGTTGAGAGTAAAGCAACATTATCTTGTATTGTATTAATACCTAAATTTTCACTTAATGATGTAATAGAAATAATTTTTGAACCAGGTGTATTAAGTAGATTAGAACTAGACAAGAACAATGTAGATGATATTGTAAAACCTGTCTGTGTAACTTTTACTTTAACACTATTTTGTGATGATGTTGTTTCTAAAACTTCTCCTTTAGCAACAGGAAGATTTACACCATCGTTCAATGACAAAATTGCACCCTTTGTGTATGATGCATTTTGATCTAAAAGCAATGTAAGAACTTCTGTATCAGATGTAAGAGTTCCTGTAGCACTCCATGTGCCAGTTACAGAGCGAATAGGGAACTTTGTAGCAGAGAATACATTACCAACTATACGCCCTGTTGCAGACCCTTGTGTGACCCTATCACCATCAAAGAGATATGCATTACTAGTCAAATTAACAAACAATACTTTATCAGTTTGAGACTCAATTGAGATTACTGATTTACCTGTAACCGAATCAACTTCTGCTTTAACATCAGAACCACCAGTACCACTCTCATCAATAATTAATTTAGAACCAACTGAGAATGTAGCAGATGATGTTTCTACGGTAGCAGATGATATACTACCAGTTGTTACATCTTGTATTTGTAACGATGTACCATCACCGTTATTTTCTATATCAGTAGTTCTTAGTCTCTTAGCATTTGTTGGTAAATCATATTGATTTAACGTTGAATTGTAATTGGAATCAACTGGTAATGAATAGTAACACTTACCAACAACATAAGGGAATACTGGAGTATCCGTACCATCACATGTGATGAAGTATGCATACGTACCATTTGGAAATTCTGGTGTAATACAGTAACGACCATTATTTCTATCTAATGATCCTCTGTCATGAACATACACCCAATCTTCTATGAATGTGCCAATTGGATAAGTGGTTTCATTAGGTCCATCAACTCTAGTTGTTACTGGCATGTAACTACTAGTCATTTTAGAAATAGCACTAGTAGAATTTAAAGGTTGTGTATATCCAAAAGCACCATATATGGGGTTACCATCATATGCAAATCCTAGAATAGGAGAATGAGATGCTCCTGTATCATTTGTTCTTAATGTAGTGGGAGATGCAAGATATCCATACCCTTGTCCTACAGAAGCAGTAAAATTAGAAAAGAAAGTACCATTTTCAGAATCTACAGTTGTCTTCTTAAATCTATCCTTTCTCCACTCTTTAATACTAGCAGTTGCAGTAGCACCAGATCCTACAGGAATTATATCTATCAAAACATTACCTGAAGTATATCCCTTACCACCATTGACTTTAACTAAATTAGTCAACTGACCAGCATTTGATACTTCTGATGTATATACAGCAAATTGTCCTCTACCTGCTAAGTCAGCAATTCTTACTTCAGGTGGTGATGAATAGTATTCACCAGCATTGTCAATAGTAATGCTAGTAATTTCACCTTGTGTAATGATAGCAGTTACTGTAGCATTTCTACCAGATAAAATCTCAACACTAGGAACAGATGTATAACTACCTTCTGTAACAATTGATACAGACTGAACAACTTCACCAGCAAGTTTTGTTGTTGCTTGATTAGCAACACCATCAATTAAAACAAAAGGTGGTTTCTTATAACCATTACCTTTTTTATCTAAAGTAATTTTTTGTAGTCCACCATTCAATATTACTTCATCGTCTTTATAACTTAAGAACGGTATACCATTTGTAGCAATACCAACATCTCTAAATTGTGTCTCATAAGATTCAGTTGTAGATATTGGTTTCTTTCTAATAATTTTTAAGTGTTTCTGATCTGCTGCATCAGAAGGTAGTGTGCCAATAGCATGTGAGGGGAATCCAGACGATGCAATATAATACGAATCAACATCTTCATATATTGCAGAAACATTTGAATTTAAATCTGCTATAGCAGGTGTAGAACCACCAATAGTCCATCTAAGACTGTTTTGATCGTCAAATATTTTAATATCATCTGTAAGGAAACCTGACTCAGATATATCAATAGAATCGCCAGTATTAGAGTAAGGAACTTTATTATTTGATTCTAAGTTATAAACAATACCATATACTAACAGTGATACACCATTGCCACTTACATCAGAACCAAAAGTTACAGCATCCCCAACACTATATGCTCCATTACTTGTTCTAGACTTGACGACAAATTGATTTACATTTTTATCATCAAATGTAAACACCTCATTGTCAATAGTAAACTTTCCTTCATTTTCCCATCCAATTGTTGAGAAAACATTAACTCTACCACCAACAGATAACGTTGCTCCTACATCTTTTGTTAATGTTGTTTTAGATGCAATAGTAAATCTACCATTTACACTAGACTCTGAAAGAATTAATTCGTATAGATCTTCTCCATCAAATCTACCAGTAAATATAACATTGTCCACAACAGCAGAAGCAAACTTACCTGTTGTTTGTGTGATCTTTTTACCAATTAGATTGTTTACATCACCAGATAAAATTTTTGCTTTGATTGAGTAATTATTAATCCAAGTAGATTCTGATGACTTTAATGTATGTTCTCTTGGATATAGTATTGTTGGTTCTGGATCATTATCTATTAGACATTTAAATAAGAACTTAACGGAACTATCAGTTCCTTTTGACTTATAGAATGAAGTTATATTTTTTATAAGAGTTCTCTTGTCAATATCCCCTTTTAGATACGCTTCTGGGAAATTGTCAAGGTATTGTTTCTCAAAACTTTTAATTAATGAATATAAGAATAGGTTACTGATATTTTGTACAGTAGATCCTAGTATATGATTATCTGTTTGTGTTGTTACAAAAGTGCTCTCCTCATACAGGTCACCAATTTTAGTGTTTCCACTTACACCACGACTTACTTCTAATAACTGTGTGTCTGTTCTACTTTTATAAAAACAAATTTCATCATCAATTTTTATATACCCACCATTTTTAGGAAATGAAGAGGCATCAGTAACATTAATAGATGTATCTACATCTTGAACATATGAAGTAGTAGTGGTAGACTGCTTAAGTACATTCTTTTCATAAAAATCTATATCACGATACTGCTGAATATTACTGATAATATCCAGTGGTTGACCTTGAAGTTCATTTTGCTCATAATACTTCTGTACGAACTTAGAAAACAGTTCATACTCTTCGTTGATGAAGTCAGGTAATTGAGACTCAATTAAGAATGAGACTTTATTCGCAGTTTTTGGCACTACTCTTTATACGCAACGAATTTACTATTTGATACATCTACATCCAGATACATCTCACGCTTTACTTCAATATCTTTATTAGCAGGTTTGACACGTAACTCAATACGATTGTCAGAAAAACTACCTTTTAAAATAGTAAAGTCATAAATTTTAATTTCACCTTTTACATAGTCAACATCACCAACTGAATCATTCAATAGGATTTTATCACCAGTGATGGAGTCTAGTCTATATAGCACCAATTTACCATTTCTATCCTCTAGATATACAGTGTAACTTGGATGTTCAAAGACTGTCATGCCAGTAGATGATACTACAGGGTCATCACAATCCTTTAATAATTCATTTTTAAAGCAAATTTCATAGTATGTTGATGAGTTTATCTGTGCAATAAAGTCTTTTCTTAAAGTTATGGAGGTATCGTTAGAATTAACGCTACGATCTACACTATCAATTACACTAACAAACTTACTATACCTAAATTTACCGTTAAATTTTTCTGTTCCTGATGTTTTTAAATACTCCAATACACCAGATGCTACTTTTGACGTAATATCTGTAGGAAGTAATTTGGTTTTTGTACCATCAAAGTAAATATCACTACTCAATTCAACAAAAAGAATAGAAGGATCAACAAATTCTGGTCTAATAGAAGCAACTGTGTACTTCTTAAGTTCGGTTACCAGTTGATTTTTGGTAAATGATGATAATGATGTTGCTTCAGTTGGTTTTATAGAGAGAAAGACCTTACCATATGCAGGTGGTTCTTGCTCTTCTCCACCAAATACTATGATATCACTGATAGAAGGGTATATCTTTCGCACAATAGCAGAGTAATCATTAGAGGTTACTGCTCTATTTTGTGATCCAAAGAATTTTGGAGCATTAAATTTGATCTTAGCAACAGATTCAATCTCTGCACCTCCGCTTGCTGCGGAAGTTGTTGATAAATTGCTTACGGAAAACGGAGAAGTAATCGTGACATCACTAGCATCAACAAGTGTTCCGTTAAATGTAAACGTTTTTGCACCATTAGTAACTACACCACTAGTAACAACATAAGAAATTTCAACAACATTTTGATTAGATAGTTTCTCTCCTAATACACCATCACCAAAAAATACCTCATATTGCTCATCTTCTACTTCACTTAAGAAATATACTTTATCAGTAGATCCAACTTCTAGGATATTTTCTGCTCTTTCATATGTTGTTGATACAGTTGAGTTTGATGCTTCAAATACCCTTACACTTAATGTACTAGTATCTGCTCCAGGATTACTAATAATGAATCTTTGATTCTTAAGTGATGTATCTACTGTAGTCTGAGTAACAACTAATGAACCTTCGTATACTGGTAGATCAGTAAATGTAACAGTATCATTAACTACTTCCTTCCTATAATCATCTTTCAATACAAACTCATATAATGCGTTATCATAGTTTGTAATAAAACCTGTACCTTTTTTTAGTACAACTGTACTAGGTGCAACACCAGTTAAGATAAGTTGCATGTCAACTATTGCTTTTGGTGCTGTAATAGATTTCGGTGCATACCCTATCTGCTTTGCCAGAGCAACCACGTTGTCTCTCAGAGTGGATGAATCTAAGAACAGTTCATTGACTACCATGTTAGCGTTAAACGCTGTGTAGTACGTATTGTATGCCAATACATCAACTAACTGACTGATGACAGATCCTTCAAAATCATAATCAGTAAATTCTGTCTCTGCCCTCATGTATTCTTTGATGGCAGTCTTTATATCAGCAAAATCTAAATTGTTTACTTGGGTATATGGCATTATCTCGTCCTTGCTAGGAAGAATTCTATATTTGACGGAATTATATCTGAACCAACCACATTGTATGACATCTCAACGTTGAATCCATTATCATTAAAGTCAGGAAAGCAATCTAGTGATGTTATTGCAATTCTTGGTTCAAACGTTTGTATTGTATTAAATATAGAACTTTTTATACTTGCAGCAGTAGCATAGTCCAGTGGTTCAAATAATTGACTTCTTATATCAGAACCGTACTCTGGTTGAAATAACCTTTCTCCCTTGTTTGTTAACAGTAAACTTATAAGTGCTTGTTTAATAGCAGAAGCATCCCTACTAACAACTAAGTCATTAGTAACAGGATGCTTCTTAAAATTAATATTAATGTCCCTGAAGGACAATCTGTTCGCCATTTACCGACAAATATACGAAGTCAAAGTTATTTAGCGACTTTTATGCAACCTTGTAAAACGTATACTTTAAAAATAACTCTTCTCCCTTCTTAATGTCTTTAATTGTTTTCATATAATAGACATCACCTTCAGACCATTTAATACAGTTAGGTTCGTCAGAATGGTTTACGAACCCTCCTAAAGGGGTTCGTATGATATCTTTATTAACTACCACATGAGATACACCAAGGTACATCATAGCAGCAATATCTTCTTTCGCAAAAAGACCTTGACCTGCTATAGGACTATCCTTTATATGCAACTCTTTCGGTAATGCTTGATAACCTATAACTTTTGGTCGTAGCTTCATTTTTCAATTATTGATACATCGTCATCTTGTTGATCCATGAGTGTAAATTTAACTGCAATTGTAAATCTATACTTGGGACCTACTAATGCTTGTGGTTTTGCACAGTGAGGTATACTACCATCAAAAAGGCATATTCTACCTGGCACATATGGATTTATGTACACTATCTCCTGTCTATCTTCCTCATAGAAGACCGTCTCGCCACCGTGATTCAATCCCCATTCAATATTAGGATATATCAACATAGTTTTTTCCATACCCTTTCTAGGAGCATCTACATGAATCTCATGAGAATCATTGACTAGACCTAAGTTAACATATGCGTTTGTAAAAGCATATTTTGTGGTATCAATAAATTGAGAAAAATTCTCCATACGATAAGTATCACTGAATATTGATCTCAATATGTTATCATCAGGAAAGTTTGCCATACCATCTGATTCTGTCGTTTCTTTTTTTCCACACTCAGGACACAATGATCTTCGGAGTCTCGCTCCTTCTTCATCCGTTGCCAGTATTTGTACTTGATCAAGTTGAGGTAGATCTGCTCTCATCCTCTTATCACTTATGTCTTGTATATCAAAGTTACTTGTATTCGCACAAGAATACTTCAACGACATACACGTGTCGTATAATGCTTGATGATCACCAAATTTGAAAGCCTTATCCATGATAATAATATCACGACCTTCATCAACTTCAATCTTATTAATTAACATAGTTTGTAAAGTATTTTAGAGTCCCTCGGCGTTCGGGTCGGAGACCACGCCCCTAGAACTGCTTCGGATGTGTTATCACGTCACCGTGTATTTCACCGATATCGTCTATATGGGCATGATCAATGTCAACATGCAATTCTTTCTCAAAAGAATCTGCTATCCTCTCAAGTGCAGAAGCAATCCTCTGTAAATCGTCAGTACTCACTTGCCCTGTCCTCTGTAACGCTTCTTTGCATTGTTACGAGAAGTTGCAGAAACCTTTGAATTTACTGAACTGCCTTGTCTTGTCTTCTTAGGTTTTGCATAGACCTTATCATTTGTACTGCTGTAAAGTGCCATATTATAATTGTGTACCTATTAGTATCTTAACATGCTGGAACGGTCCTGTCAAGGGTCTGGGTGTACCTAACATTGCTGCCTGATCTCCAGTCACTGCTGGTAATTGTCCATTGACTAACACTGTCGTGTTAACAGTAGGAGTGACTACCCTGATACCTGGTTGGCATGGCAGTGGTATAAGTGGATTGACCTTCACACCAGTGACAGGATCTATTTTACTAGTGTTAGTATAATACTCCAATTTTTCACCATTCACAATTACATTCTGTGAAACATTAGGAGCACCTCCCAATGGAGAAGCAGGATATACACAATTAGCATCAGTGCTTACAGTGTCTATTGTTTCCTTCCCAACGAAGTTTGGCATTGCTTTAAATCTTCTATTGTATTATGTAGATAATCTAATGTACTTGAAATAGACTCGTACTCATCACATGTCGGACGCTTGTACATCAATTGTGGATTCTCCAGCGATGAGATCCTCTGTTCCAATTGGTTCAACCTCTCGGACAACTTCTGGAGTGACTGATTCAACACTAGAATGTGTGATTGGAGTTCTTGAGTTATTATCTCTTCCTGAGAATCTTTCTGCTGCTGCATTTTCAAAGTCATCGCAAAATTTATCAAATTTGTTTTCGTCTGCTAGTAAGTCTTCATACTTTTCCATAGTTATAAAGATAGTGTAGGGGGTTCGGGCGGACCATCGTTCCTCTTAGTCTCTTTGAATCTTATAGAGAGTTCTAAGTCTATGAACTTATCCTCTAATGCAACCAGTCTTTGAGATACTTCTTCAATTACCTCAATGATACGATTGAGTTGACTCTCATGCACATGGACGGCATACTTAGGATCATTCATTAATTGCTTGTGGGCGTTTTCTTCGTATGATATGGTGTCTTCTCCAAGATCAGGACGTTTTCCTTCACTTAGATCCTCTAGGTCATCGTCACCTATATCAAAGCAACCATCGGGTAGGGTAGTCATATTATTTCCTTTTTGTGTATTGTAGCATAGCTCGTCTTTTTTGGCAATTTTTTACCAGAGAAATTTTTTCAGTTTCAAGGTTTTCATTTTTTCATTTTCCTTTTGATATTTATCGCTGTCTGGGAAACGTTTGTAGGTTAGAAAGAAGGTACTTTTTTGGCATCGCTCGGCATCCGACCTAGCATCAAAAAGGGGGCATTTTACTGCCCCCTGTGAATTACTGCTTAATGTCTGTCAGATATGTTCCAACTGCCTTGAGGTGTGGGCAGTGGTTCAAAGTTTCTCGCTGCCATTGCTGCGAGTGCTGCCTGAACTGCTGGATCTTTCATCGCTGATTTGTTTACTAGGACTCGTCCGTTGTAAACTGGTGTTAGATCTTTGTTGAACATGCTTGAAATCCTTTTGTATAATACTATTATAGGGTGATTTGTACCCTATGCGTGGCAAGTTGTGACACATATTAAACTGTCACAGACCAGGTGGAAGAAGTTCGCACCTGATACCAGCACCCTTATAGAATGTGAGCATGTCCAACGCCTTAGCATAAGTGTTGAACGTGATACGCCTAGGGTTGAACTGATCGTAATCAGTCCAATATCTAATAGCGGTTGAAGTAGAAGAAGTCATTAGTTAAAAACTGCGTTTGTTTGGACTGTGGAAATCAATACAGAATCTTGTCTGAATTGTTTCTTATATGCTGCTGCGATGCAGTGCATAGAGAGGAGATGATCTTCAACCTCATTATCTGGACACTCAAGATAAAAAATCTTGGTGTTCTCAAGTTCACCCTTCCAGAGACCTTCGCCATCTATGAACGTGCCATATTCAAAATGTGGCATGACCTCACGTTTGATGAAATCGTTCATCATGCTATCGGTAACAGTTCCGTTATCGGGAATGTTGCGACCCATGATTAGTTCAAGTCTTTTCAAATGGTCTCCTGTGTGGTGTACTCTTTAATTATACATCGCCTGACCATGAGTGGGGCAATGAGTGTACCAGTTTGTTAACTGTCTGGATTGTGGACAGGAAATGAAATTGATTCGCCCACTTCTAGACCATACGTGGTAGTATGGACATTCTCCACTAATTCGTCCCATAGTTCCTCATCATATAAGAGAACCATTTCTTTTAATTCTTGTTGCATTAAATGATCACAATTTTCTGTCATCATCTCCTGTGCATAGGATACGAGAACTTCTTCCGACATGTTATCCACCACAATTTCAACAAATTGCTCTGTGAGTTCGGTTCTTTGCTGTCTTGATAAAATCATTTGTAATCCCAAGGTGCTGGTTCGGTTACTGTGTCAAACAGTTCATGAAAAGATTTTTCATCTATATGATCGGGAACCCCTAGGTCAGCGATCATGACAAGACAGGAAGCAAGTGCTTCCTCTTGTTTCTCTGTGAGTTCTAAAATTCTCATTGGCACAAACCCTCAAAGAGTCTTTGTGCTTGTTTCTCTATAGCATCTATTGTGCCTAGAGTGTTGTTAGTTAACCAATTTAATTCGTCTTCGGTTAACTTGTTGTGAGTCCTGAAATTCTCCCATGCTTCGTCAAAGCATGTTTCAAGTAAGGACTCGTGATGAAGTGTACTCATGATTTAAAGTCCGTTGAGATAATCTGAAAGGTGTTCAACATATTCATTATATGTTGTATTGCCGTATCTGTCAAGATACCACTGTGGCACTTCTTCAACTGTCTTTGAAGTAGTAACCTCTCTGTGTGTGTATCCCTTTTGAGTAAGTTGGGGATAGAACTCGTTGAAATGTGTTTCGTTCATATACACATTATAACCACCCATTGCCCCCAAATGGGGGAATAGTGGACAGTTTGAAAACTGGTCTATGCGAATAGAGGTCGCATGTAATCTTTGAACTCTTCTCTCATAGCACGTGCTAGAATACGTAATTGCTTTTCATCGCTGTTGTTACCATCTGCGACTAGTTCATCATAACATGCTTGCATAATGCCAAGGTCTGTTATATCGTACTCATGAAGTTTGACGTGCTTGAAAAATGACATAAACTGAATTGTAAAGAATAAGAGTGGAAGACATCTTCAAAACTCATATTTTTATAACGGATGAGTTACCGTGAGTACAAGAGGTCTCCAAACATAAAGAGAAGTTTTCCACAGTGTGCAATCAAAGATGCTCCTGAATTGTTTCTCACCCCTGCCTTGCGTTGTCTTCCACTCTTATAATATAACTCATTCTACCTATCAATGGGGAATGAGTGTGCCACTTTATGAACTGGTTGAATAGTCAACATCCAGGCAGCTTGATCCGTTAGTATGGGCTTCAATCTCTTCTTCTTCGGGGTGCTCATCATAATACTTGAGTTCCCCTTCTAGGTACTCTTTAAAAGTTAGGATCTTATGCATGGCTGGATTTCCTTCTACGAAAGAATGTATATCTAATTATAACATACAACCCCCAAAGTTGCAACTCATCGTTACAACTCGTCTTAATGAGTGCTTCAGTCACTGTGTTATTAGGTAAAGGATAAAAAATAGATCCCCTGAATACTCAGGGGACCTAAGCGGTATATTGTCTCAGTCTCTCTTACATTCTAGCGAATAACTTTGAATCCGTCAAAGAATAATTGCTTATCCTTATCACTAGTACCGATGTACCAGCACCAGTCACGTTGGAAAATACGTAGACCATATGCAAAATCATCAAGGATTGCATTTAGTCTAGATTTGGTTGTGACAGTCTCCCAACCGCATGACGATAATGTGATATCGTTGTTACTGTGAACAGTTGCGATTCTGTGACCGTGTAGGTATACGCTAGAATCACCATTTGAATCTGTTGTAACCTGTGTATTGGATTTAGACCAATTGTCACGGCGTGAGATTGCTGTTGTCATTTGTGATTCAATTTTACGCATAAAAGAAAGGTGATGAGTGAACTAATATTATAATGACACAGATGCCAGTGAGTTGCAACCGCATGTGTGCCACTTTATGAACTGGTTGCATTGTTACTAATAGTATCATACACTCTAACTGATAATTCAGCATCTTGAGATAATGTAATACCTGCTCTGTCAAGTGCTTCCCATATCTTGTTAGAAATATGGTTATGCTCATCCTCTGGTATTACTTCCCAGATATTGATGTAACCATCAAGTTCAATTTGTTGTTTGTAATCTTGAGTCATAATACATTCTCCTTGTAAGAGTTGACAACTTCGTCAATCATAGAACTGAATTCATCTGAATCCCATTCGTTACGCTCTTCAATGTCCATTTCATATGCAAACATGATAGATTCACACATCATAGAGACTTGATTGTCTGTGAGTTTAAAAACTCTTAATGCTTTGGTGTTTGTATTCATATTATTATAATACATGAAAAAAGCACCTAGTGGGGTGCTTAGTGGACAGTTTGTAAACTGGTTAGAATAGGATCGCCCATACAGAGACAAAGCTTAGAATCCATGCAAGTGCATTTCTTTCTTGTCTGTATGTGTCATTCTTGAGAACTGCATCAAATAATTCTGCTTTAGTGTTCTTAAGAGAAACTTTCATTTAGAGAGGATCGTAGATTAGGTGCGAGAAACAAAATACCGTAGCATTTGTTTCCCATATTCATTATAGCAATAAAAAACCCCCTGTAAAGGGGGTGTGTGACAGTTTAATATCTGTCCTCCTGCCAGCTGCTTTCTTTCTTATACTTTGCTATTCTTTTCTTCTTACCTCTCTTTGCATTGTTGACTTCAAATCCTTGATCCTTTAGATATTGATCAGATTCCTCCAATGAAACATCAGAGGAATTGATATTCTTACGCCGTGGCATAGTTCAGGTGGCAAGTTTACTAAACTGTCTTTATTTATTGGGGTGTGAGCACTGAATCAGAGATGCTGCGATGCAAGAAGCGACCAACAGATCCCCCAGAGCGTCCCAATTCTTGATCAACAAGGACTGCACATAGTTCATTAGCAAAATCTAGTACATTTTCACAGTCAAATGCATATTCTTTACTTTCATTAGTATTATATACTACTTTTACTGTATTTGGCAGTGTTTCAATAGATTTTACAGCTGTAGATTCAAAATTTGAGTAAATAGCCATGTTTTTTGTGAATAAATGAATGAATAGAAGAGTTTTCCACAGGTTTTAGTAAATATGTGGAAAAGTCATTAAATAAGAACTCCCAAAAACTGAAAAAGTCATAAATTTAACTTTTATAAGTTTATAAAAAACTCAAAAAAGTAAAAAAGTGAGTTTTCTCAGTTTCTCTGATGTCCATGTTTTAATAATAACAGACTTTCAGGGGTTTGGGGCGTACCTTGTGCCAGTTCCTGAAGTGTCCTCGGATTGTTACAGAGTGTTTCAGAGGGTTGACAAATCGTTCGGTAGGTGGCAGGCTTAGACAGCATCGTGAGAGCACCTTACCTATATTTTTTTAATGATTTCAAAAGTTTTCCACAACACCTCTAAAACTGTGGAAAAACTCAGTCATTGCAGTGTGCGGATAACGGTGTGGAATGGATAGTATCCTTAACTATCCTTCACCCACATAGGTATGTAAATGAACATCAAAGCACTACCCCAAAACAACAATAAGTATGCTGCATCCCACCATCTATGTCCACTATCTAAGTACATGCCAAGTGCAACTAATGCTATCCATAACCAATCAAGTGTTGAATGTAATTGTTGCCATTGTTTACCCCAGTCTTTGATAAGTTCTTGACGTAATTGTGCTGCTATTGGTGATACATGACGAAGCATAACAAATCCTTCATTGAATATCATTACATGTAGTCCTAATAGAAATATCATGGATCTATTCCATACTTAGTTAAATCATACTTGGGTAGTTCCATTGGTTCTACCTTTGGTTTAATTGGTAATCCTATCTTATCCTCTAATGTTGATACTAGTTTCTTCTTGCCTATGTCATAAGGGCAAGGTGCATTTTGTAAGCACACTCGTAAACACTGTAGTTCTTCTTCAGTAAATGTGAATGAAGGAAATAATGGTGCTGTATTACTTTCCTTTACGTTTAGTATCTTCCTTGACATCTATTCTATCTCTCTTACGTAATGGTGTGCCTGTTGGGTGTTTCTTCAAATCTTTCTTGATTTG